TATTTTCTTAATGTCGTATTCTGAGACGCCGAGTTCTTTAAGGAACGTCTCGAATCTTTTGCTCAGAGTTTTGTCAGGTGTGCAGTGTGCGTCAAAGCTACAGTTGAAGCAGTGGACACCGATTTTATCAGTCTCAAACTTAATACCAAAGCGACCTTTGCGGTCAGCACTTTCGCCACTTAGGTGGCAGAGCATACAGTTTCTTGTCTGCCATCCTTTGCGTGTCTTTTTAAGTGGACCTATATTCTGAAGAATAAGATCCTTGATAAGATCATGTATCATAGTCTAATTATAGCACAGTCGTAAGGAGATGTCAACTACTATTTTGCATAGTTGACATATATTTAAGAGCGGAGGATTATTTTCTTTAAGAAACCTGGATTACTATACACACCAGTGACTTGATAGTTTGCGTCAATGGCAGGCGTATACACGAACTTCAGAAACATTATATTTGCACTAAAAGAATACGCTTCTGTTCCAAAGAATTCTACGAACTCCAATGCGTCGGCGCCGGGCACCATCTGCAATTTAAACCAGTGCGTTGAGTGCGGGTCTTCGGATGGGTTTAGATCCAGCGTCCCGAGGACAGTGAGGAAGCCGGTGCATTTGTGCTCCTCGTCGGTGTAGACGGAGAATGAGTGGGTTCCGTTGATGTGATTTTGCACGCGGTTGCCTGGGAGCGATGAGCTGTAAAATTGCTGCACGAGGCGACCGGTGCTGTTGTCCACCATCCGGGTCGGTGTCCAGTCGTCTTCGGTGATGATCCACGACGGTATAGGCACTCTCTCGGCTTGCCCAGTGATGAGAACAGTGGCGACGATGTTATTGCTCGTGTCGGTATAGAATGGTGTCGTGACTCTCTCACCGACTTTTTGCTGTGCCACTAAAGGCTGTTGTCCTACTATTACAAGATCATACGCACCTACTGCAATATTTGCAAGATCGCCTTCGTCTAAATCTAAAAACACCATGCCTTTAGCAGTGCTTGTTCTGCACGGTTTTTCTAAAACTAGCTCGCGATTATCTGTGTTAAACAATCTACCATATAACTGGTATCGGCAAACATCGGTAGGCTGGCGGTCGGGATTGAACACTCTGAAGCGGAGGGTGTTATCTAAACCTTTATGTATTTTCATGGGACGTTTTGACATAGGTGCGTTATCCGTGTCGAGGCAAGTAATAGAATCGTTAACAAGTAACAATCGTCTAATATCATCGTATAGGTATAGATCGTGTAAAGATATTTCCATAACAATATTTATCATTTTATTTATTCTTTCGGAACTTCCAAAGATAAATAAATGCATGGATCAATCATACTTACAAGAAAACTTTCCGTTCCTCAGTGGAATAAAACATCAGAATAGAGACTTCGTCGGCATCATACAAAATCACGATGAGAAGATATTAAGCTTCTATGATTTCGATGTTATAATCACGCCAGCGGAGAAAAAGTTATTTCTTGCATTAGGCGATATGTGGTGGTGGGAAAGTAACAGACTCTTGCCTATTAACATTTTCCTAAATACTAAAATGAAGCCGTTCCGCTACTGCCTAAAAACTATCGCAGTGAAGGAAACGGAAGTGACGTTCGGTCCTGTAACAAGTCTAAATAATCTAATTAAGAAGCGCACTAAGCGTAAGCAAATACAATTGATCAGATCTATTTAGTTCCACTTATCGTGTTCTTCTTTCTTCTCTCGTAAAATTAAATTGTGACATCGTGTCCTGCACATCTTCGAGCAAAATTTAGATGCTGGCATGCGTGGTCTTTTGCGGCAGTGTTCACACAGTTCCATTTGCTGCTTTCTCTGCTAATAAATTTAATTGCACAACAATCGCCATTGCGTAAGACGTAGCGTGGCTACGCTTGAATCCGTATTCTCCATCGAACGTTTTCTTCCAAACTTCCTGCTCGATTATCTTCCACGGGCTATTTGCAAGGTGGCGCTTAGACGGGCGTATTATCGCTAACACCATTGCAAGCTGCTCGATGCTGCGCGGGCGGAGGCTATCCACTAACCAAAAATATTCGCCTATGTGGAACAATTCCTTAACTATTTCTTCCACTCCCAACAGTGACCAATCGGGGTCATTCATTAAACTTAGCAAGTGCGCTTCGTCCCTTACATCCTCATACAAACTTACATTAAGGAAGTCGACTTTAAAGTAGCCGATGTCTTGCGCATCTTTATAGCTAAGGGTCGAAATATTCTCGAACGGATCGCGAGGAATAGGCTGAAAGTATACACCCGTGTTGTGTCGCTCGATGCCCCGCTTAGAAAACTTAGTTGCAGAAATATACTTTAGCCCTTTTAGTGCTAAATCTCTATTTGCAAAATCTATGTCTACGTCAAAATTTAATTTAGGCATTACATACCTGCGGATTGCAATAACTGTTTAATAAACGCCACGTCATCTTCGTTCTTTCTAATCTTTTTAGACCACTCTGTCGGATCAATGATGGGCTCAATGATTTTATATTGCTCGTCATTAAATCTGTCAAACAGCGGCTCAGCAGTTTCTGCTAAGTATAGCAGCCACGGACTAATCCTGCCCGTCTTAATAAGATACGTTGCTTCAGTGGCAGGAACTAATGTAAAGAAGTCCTTGTAGTTGCACTTATTCTCTTCTGCCCATTCGTTAATGAACATAAACGTGCGCTCTACTCCGCGTTCTGCAGGTTCTTTTTTTAACAAATCTGCAAGATAAGTCTCGTATACATACTCTGACTGCCAGTCTTTTAGCTTCACTGCGTTTCTTATTACAAAATCAACAAACGAATCCGGATCTATAGGTCCTAACTGTGCAATATACCGTCCAAACTTAACAAACGATATGTAATAAGTGCTATCTACGAAGTCATCGAACGTCTTAGGTGTCTTTGCACTTGTAGTTAACTCATAGAATCGCTGATATACCCTGAAGCCGAACCGTGAGCCAAAGCTATCTTTGTCCGTATGGCGCTGCTTCTTTGGACACATGTGAGACGCCAAAGTTTTTTCTTGTACAAATGACTTATTACAGTATTTGCACTTAAAACTAGTCTTTGCCATTGCTGCACTCATTACAATAGTTCTTTTATTTCTTTGTCGGAATAACCCGAATCTTTAAATAATGTTTTTATTTCAGCTAATGTGTGTATCTTTTCCATTAGCTCCAACTCGTCTGCTTTTAGTTTAGGATATACTTTGCTTAATGCAGTTTGTATTTTATTTTTGCCCTTATTTTTGCCCGGGGGAATCCACGGATGGAACACAGCAGCGCCGATGCCGCACAGTGCCATTAACATCCACTGTAGTTCAGGGTGTTTAGTTAACGAAGTAAACTCGTGATTAACTAAATCATTCGTCATAAGTAGATAGTGATCTGCAAATCGCCCTTCCGCGGAGCTTAAAAATCTCATTGCGAGCCACGGCACGAACGCTTTTTGCTGCTCTGGAGTTAATTTAGAATAAAAGTCTTTTTTATTCATATCCATTGCTGCTGTCATATCCTTTAACGGAATTTCTGCTTTCTTTTCTGTCATTCGAATAAACTCGACACTTGCAATCCATCTGGAATCTTATTTCTGTCTTTAACAAACAATGCACATTTAGGCGAATGTCCTTCTTCCAACGGCACTACCAATATGTTTCCGTTCCTTAACTTAGGAAAGAACCACTTTACTTCTGCGTATACGTTTACAATGCTAACTTCAGCCGGTTCGGGAACCATATGATTAAGTGGATTATAAACCATTGTATGGAATCCGCGGTCATTAAGTGCAGTAAGTGGGATAACTTCTAAGTCAGTATATTCTTCGTCACATACTAATATAGACCAATCAAGCGGCATCTGCACCTTGTGCTTTCCTATTTCTAGGACAAGTGCCGGTGCATAGAACGATTCTAGAAAGATAAGCGGATTGAAATAGTAATCTGTATGATTTAAGTCAGTTACATCGAACACGCAGAATCTAATATCTTCAACTTCATCCGGAATCCTGTCTAAATTGTACGGTTTATTTTCTGCTGTAAGTATTAAAATTTTATTTCTCCTTTAAAACCTATTAT